CATGGAGTTAATTTGGGTTTAGTTAAACATTTGCCTACGGGGGCCACAAGGCCCGGAAAATAGCCGGGGAGCAGAATAGTAGGACCCTCACACAACGCCAAACACACAAGTAATTTTTTGGGCAAAAATTTTTTTTATTATCTGCACAAACTAAATTAAGCGGGAGTCTTTGTATATTGTATGTATGGGAGATGATTGGTTGGATGATTTTGATAACTTGCCTGAGGGGGATAAGTCTCTTATAGAGGATGAGATCATTGATGAGGCTTTTTATACTTCTTATCTCTTTATAACCCAGGATTTGGATTTTGAGGATTTGCTGAAGGATATAGACGGGAAGAGCTCTCCTATCGTATTGGCGCATGATCCTAATGAAGGATTTAATAAGGATGTGATCATCGCGGTGATTAAGTATTATAGTGAGGAGCCTCGGGAGGATTATGATAAATGTATCGAGCTCCGTAAGGTGCTACATGAGGTGTACCCTGAGACTATTGGTATAGAAATATAATCCTTTACCCAGAAGTTCTATCTTTGGTTTATGAAAGAATTCAAACCCACATGTAATAATTGTGGTAAGCCATTACCATTGGGATTATCGCTGTTGAGAACTTGTATCTACTGTATAACAAAGAGACCTTTGAAATGAGACGTTGGTAAACCTGAAATGTGTATATTTGTTTGTGAACTTTAAAACCAAAACAAATGTCACAGGACGTTGAAAACGAAAAGGAACTGTCTCCTGAAGAACTGAAAAAGCGTAGAGAAGAACTTACTGCGTGGTACAAGGAAAGCGCTAAACACGCTAAGGTGCAGTTAGAATACGAAGAGCTTCTTACCAAGATCGAGAAGGCTAGAGCTGAAAGACTCCAAGCTCAGATGTTCCAGGCACAGGCATATGCTGCTCAAGAAAAAGAGGAGGGAGCAAATGACGAGGCTCGTATGGAGTTTGAACAGGAAATGGCGAAAGCCCAAAGGACTCTGAAGCGTGATCAATAAGCTACTAAAGAAAGGTAGCGTAGGCCCAGAGGTGGCTAAGCTACAGTCTATCCTGAAGATAAAGTCTGATGGAATCTTTGGGGCCGGTACACAGGCAGCGGTTATCAAGTTTCAGCTATCTAAGAATCTAAGGACAGATGGTATTGTTGCCGGTGAGACGTGGACTGCACTGATCACTGATAACAAGAACATCGTTCCAGATATAGATGAAGACACAGATCTTGAACAGCAGTTCTTTGTAACGGATTGGAACCAGAGGATAAACAAATATTTCCTTGGCAGGGGTGAGTATATTGAAACCAATGCAAAGAGAGATAATGATTATTTCTTTTTACACCACACTGCCGGTGGTCCCAATCCTTACAGAACTATTGATCAATGGAACAGGGATAGCCGGGGGCGTATTGCTACAGAGTTTGTCCTGGGGGGACAAAACTATAGAACTGGTGATGATGAGTATGACGGGGTTCTGGTGCAAGCTTTTCCTGAAACTGGATATGCTTATCATTTAGGTAAGACTGGATCTGGGTATATGAACAAATACTCTGTAGGTCTAGAGATATGCTCTATTGGATATCTAGATAATCAGTTCAACAGTTATGTTGGTAAGAAGGCGCATCCATCACAGGTGATTCAGCTTGATAATGGATTTAAGCGTCGGATATACTGGCATAAATATTCTGATAAGCAGATTGAAGAAACAGAGAAGCTTATTCAATATGTAGCCCAGCGTGATAACATTGATATCAAAGAGGGTTTGCAGAAGTTTATCCATAAGCAGGGTAAGGAGAAAGCTTTTCATTTTCAAGAAGATGCTTACTATGGTAAGGTGAGAGGGTTGTTATCACACACTAATGTGAGGAAAGACAAAATGGATGTCTACCCAGACCCACGGCTTATAGATATGATAATGAGTTTGTAGAATGGCAATTGTTAACAAAGTAGACCAGAGGTTAAAGGTGAATATTGATGATACTATCAAGTATCAGATACTTACCTATTGTTTCTTTAAAGACATCCTCATAGGTCACACTGATCTTAACATGCTATGTGAACTAGCAAAGAACCCAGGTATTGAGCTTACACAGTTTTGTAAGGATATCACTACTCTGGGTATCTTTGGTAGTGAGCAGTCAGCAAGGAATGCTATCAATAAGGTCAACAAAAAGGGTTTATTGATTAAAAAAGGCAAGAATAAAAAGACTGTGAGCATCTTAAAAGAGATAAATGTGCAGACTAAGGGGCTTGTGTTGTTAGATATAAAAGTATTAGGTAGTGAATCCGAAGAAGCACAAACAGTTTAAAGATGGAATAGCAGAACAAGTGGGAGTGCACCCTGACGTAGTTGATGACTTTATATCATATTACTATGCGCAGGTAAGAAAAGCTCTGTCTAATCTGGTGCATGTGAATGTTTATGTTGAGAACCTTGGCACATTTTCTTTGAAAAAGAATAAATTGGAAAAGGCGATTAAGAAAAATAAAAGCATGCTAGGAAATCTGAAGAAGACAGAGTACAAGGGGATGGAAAAGACTCATGCTGTGAATGACAGACTAGAGAAACAGCAAGAGGCGCTTAGGATGTTGAATGAGACAATGGAGGAAAAAAAGAAATTTAAAGAAAAGAAAAATGGATCTTAGAAAATTCTTAGGAGCTTTTAAGAACACTAGTCAGATTGCAGAAGGAATTAAGAATAGCATCTTCAAGAAGGAGCATGTTGAAGCTGAAGCCGCTTTAAGGTGGGCTATATGCAAGCAGTGTGAGTTTTTAGATACAGTTGGCAAGAATTGTGCGGCACCAGGTACGCAACCTTGTTGCTCAGACTGTGGATGCAGTCTTGCATTTAAAACTAGATCTTTATCATCCGAGTGTCCTAAGGGTAAGTGGCAAGCATTGATGACCGAAGAGCAAGAAGATATGTTAAATGATAAATTAAAAGACAATGAGTAAGATGGATTACATACGATTTGAGAACTACACCTATCCGGAGCTTCTGAAGTTAGTAAAAGATACACCTAATGATCAGCAGTTAGGTAAAAAAGTTAGAGCCCTTTTGTCTGAAAAGCAGACAGGTAGCTTTCCAGGTGTTAAAAATTTATAGACATGAGTTTAATTTTTAAAGAAGAGGGGCACCTTTACGAAAGCATAGAAGAGGATATCAAGTGGACTAGCGTCACTTCATTTATTGGAATGTTCAAACCAAAGTTTGACGCAAAAGCCCAAGCTAAAAAATCAGCAAAGAATAAAAAGTCCAAGTGGTACGGGATGACTGAGAAAGAAATCTTAACGGCCTGGGATAATGAGTCCAAAAGAGCTATAACTCTTGGTAACTTCTATCATAATCAAAGAGAGAGCGACTTACTAAACTTTGAAACCATTCAGAGAGAAGGTGTTGAGGTTCCTATTGTTAGACCATTGTTTGATGAGGCAAGTGGTGCAAAGATTGCACCAGTTCAAAAGATTGACGCTGGGGTTTATCCAGAACATTTTGTTTATCTGAAGTCTTCAAGTCTTTGTGGGCAAGCGGATCTTGTAGAAGTTGTAAATGGTAGGGTAAATATTACAGATTATAAGACTAATAAGGAGATCAAGAAAGAAGGATTTAAAAATTGGGAAGGAATCTCTGCAAAAATGTACAATCCTGTAAATCATTTGGATGATTGTAATTTCAATCACTATTCTTTACAGATGTCCATTTATATGTATATTATATTAAAGCATAATCCTAAACTTAAACCTGGGAAGTTAACCTTACAACATGTAAAGTTTAAGCAGTTAGGTACAGATAAGAATGGATATCCTATCAATGAGCATATTAATGGGGAGCCTGTGTTAGAAGAAGTGATTATGTATGATGTACCTTACTTAAAGAGCGAAGTTAAGTCCTTAATTAAATGGTGGGAGCAGAAAAATGATCATTAAACTCTTTGACATACAGAATAATGAGATAATTCCATCGGAGCATTGTTATGCTTTGGAGTTTCTAAAGGTGCTTATGTCCGCTTATCCAGAATCATACATGCAGATATACAAGTATTTGTTTTACATGACCTGCCCAAACCCAGATTATAATCCATTCTTCCATTTACCGGAGGAGGATAAAGAAGAAATCATAATTGAAGAGGTGGGGCTAGAAGAATCCGTAGAAGACGAGAAGATTAGAGCAGCTTTAAAGCGCTGTGAGGAAATGTATCAAACCCCTACACACAGAGCATACCTGGGTATCAAGAAGGCTTTAGACAACATGGCTACATACATGGCCAATACTCCAATAACGGACGGGAGAGACGGTAATATTGGACAAATCCGGGCGGTTGCTAAGGATTTTGATTCTATTCGTCAATCATTTAAGGGTGCGTATAAAGATTTACAGGATGAACAACAGACTTCTGTAAGAGGAGGTCAGGGACTAGCGTATGACCAAATGTAATTTTAAACTTTAAATCATGAATGGTAAATCACGTGTAATGAATGCCTTATATGCTAAGGCTCTTGCAGATAAAGAAAAAGCTTTAATGGCTTTAGATCTCTTAGAGAATAAAGCTGTTGGAATTGGAGATCATACAGCAGATGATTTTTTTGAAGATGCAGAGAAAGCTCTAGACCTTTTTATTTCAGCAAATGAAAGGCTGATAACAATTGACAATTACTTTGATTTTCAAGAAGAAATTGAAGGTCCTCCATTTGAATGAGCAGATTAGTCCCTACATATGAAAATGGTGTATGGTCAGAGTCCTCGTTTGTAACTGATGAGGACTTTGCTGATTTTATAAAAGGGATATTCAAAGAGCCTGGGTTGTACGAGTTTGATGAAACATCTTTTTTATTTAATGAGCAGGCCAGGATCTTTAATGAAAAAGGATTCTACTGCGACAAACCTTTAAGGTCTAAAGATTTTATACACTACTGGAATGACCAAAAGAATAAGTGTCGTTCTGGTGTGATATATAAGTCAGGTACCAAGACTTGGTATCTTACTAGGGACTATTACATGTGGCTTAACTTCTTACCAATCTTTGATAAAGAGGAAAAGAAGTATGGATTTGCTAAAGTGCGGGATGCTCAGTATCATATGGCTTTGTATGAACTCTTGGCAGAACTAAATAATAAGCACTCAGCGATATTTAAGAAACGTCAGATTGCATCTTCTTACTTTCATATGGGTAAGATTATTAATACCTACTGGTTTGAAGAAGGAACGGTTTGTAAAATTGGTGCTAGTCTAAAGGATTACATTAATGACAAGGGTTCATGGAAGTTTTTAGATGAATACAAAGACTTTCTAAACGAGCATACCGCTTGGTATAGACCTAGCAACCCTGAGAAGGTGTTACTATGGCAGCAGCAGATTGAGGTTAGAGTAGGTAATAGAAAGACTACAAAAGGTTTAAAGTCTAAGATCCAGGGTGCATCTTTTGAAAAGAATGCAACAACAGGTGTAGGTGGACCTACTACTTACTTTTTCCATGAAGAAGCTGGTATTGCACCCAAGATGATGGATACCTATGAATATCTAAGACCTGCGATGTCTTCAGGTATGCTGACTACAGGTATGTTTATAGCTGCAGGATCTGTGGGTGACTTGGATCAGTGTGAGCCTTTAAAAGAGATGATCATGAATCCTACAATTAATGACATCTATGCAGTTGAGAGTAACCTTTTAGATAAAGATGGAACTATTGGTTTGTCTGGTTTATTTATTCCAGAGCAATGGTCTATGCCACCATATATTGATGAATATGGTAACTCTAAGATAGAAGAAGCTTTAGAAGCCATACATCGTGAAAGGGAAAAGTGGAAGGCAGAACTAAATCCAGAGCAATATCAGTTACGTATTTCTCAGAAGCCTACTAACATTGCAGAGGGATTTGCCTATAGGAAGGAGTCTATCTTTCCTCAGGGTATATTATCTAAACAGCTTAAAAGAATAGAAGAGAAAGAATATTCTTTTGAGCACATTGAATTGGAGAGAGATGAGAAAGGTATAGCTGCAAAAAGATCTTCTAAGCTACCTATTACTCAGTTTCCTGTAGATAAGAAGCAGGCGGATAAGTCAGGAGTCTTAGTTGTCTGGGAAAGACCTGTTAAGAATCCAGAGTTCGGTGCATACTATGCATCTATTGACCCTGTGTCAGAAGGCAAAACAACTACATCAGATTCATTGTGTAGCATATTTGTATACAAGAATCCTGTAGAGGTTACCCGTGAAACAGCAGATGGACTAGAACACTTTATTGAAAGAGATAAGATTGTTGCAGCTTGGTGTGGTAGATATGATGATATTAATAAAACACACGAGCAGTTAGAGAAAATAATTGAGTGGTATAATGCCTGGACTGTGGTGGAAAATAATATATCTCTATTTATCCAGCATATGATAGCCAAAAAGAAACAGAAATACTTAGTTCCTAAACAACAGATTTTGTTTCTTAAAGATCTCGGTTCTAATAGAACTGTTTACCAAGAATACGGCTGGAAGAATACTGGCACATTATTTAAGAACCATCTGATATCTTATGCAATTGAGTACCTCAGAGAACAGATTGATGAGGAGCTTGATGAGAATGGGGAGATGATATCTCAGACGTTAGGTGTTGAGAGAATACCTGACCCAATGTTGATCAAAGAAATGCTTGCCTATTACCCTGGTCTTAACGTAGATAGATTGGTTTCTTTTGGTGCTTTAATAGCGTTTGCAAAAGTGCAACAATCTAACAGAGGATATAATAAAAGAAGGGAGTCAGACGGTAACTCATCTTTGGATAATTCACAGAATTTGTTTAAATTAAGGTATAGCCCTTTTAGTAATATTGGGCGTAAGAAAGGCATGATGGGGTCAACCAGAAAGAGATCCGGTTTTAAAAATTTGAGCTAATAGCCATATGAGAGTATTAAATGCAATGCAGCTTAAGAGTGGAGCAAAAGGTGAGTCTTACTCAACCTCCTCTAGTCTTACTCAACCGGTTCAGTTCTTGCCATCTAAAAAGAAAGATGATGATTGGAGAGCTTGGAATATGGACTGGCTGGAACTCCAAGGTCTTGAATTTTTAAGATTAAACGCTCGCCGGTTACTTAAGAATTACAAACTTGCCAAGGGTATTATTGATAAAACCGACTACATTGTAGAAGAAGACAATGAACATAAGGACTTAATGGATGTCCTTACCAAGGAGGATGAATCAGCATTGGAGCTCAAGTTTTATCCAATCATTCCAAACGTAATCAATGTACTATCTGGTGAGTTTTCTAAAAGATACTCTAAGGTCCAATTTAGGGCCGTAGATGATTTGTCTTATAATGAAATGCTGGAAGCAAAGAGAGCTCAAGTAGAAGAGAACTTGCTTGCAGATGCAGAGGCAAAGCTTCTTGGGAGAATGCTAGAGATGGGTTTAAATCCACAGTCTGAAGAGGCACAGCAAATGATGTCTCCTGAAAATATTAAGTCATTACCAGAGATTGAAGATTTCTTTTCTAAGGATTATAGATCTTTAGTTGAAGAGTGGGCTTCTCATCAGACTAACGTAGATGAGGAGAGATTTAAAATGCAAGAGCTAGAGGAGAGAGCATTTAGAGATATGCTTATTACCGATAGAGAGTTCTGGCATTTTAGAATGTTAGAGGATGACTATGATGTAGAGTTATGGAATCCTGTTCTGACCTTCTATCAGAAGTCTCCAGATGTTAGATATATTTCTGACTCAAACTTTGTTGGTAAGATTGATTTAATGACGCCTGCTGACGTTATTGACAGGTATGGATATCTGATGACCAAAGATCAATTGGAGTCCTTACAGAGGATCTATCCAGCTAAATCAGAGTTGTATCAAGTCAATGGTTATCAGAACGACGGTTCTTATTATGATCCATCTAAATCGCATGCTTGGAATACTAATATGCCAGGTCTTGCATATCGTCAGTTTGTAAGTAACTGGTATAATGATCCGGCCTCAGGCGGAGATGTTGTTACAGCCATTTTGAACGAAGGTGATGATGTGAATGCTTGGGGTGAAGGTGAGCTTATGCGTGTAACTACATGTTATTGGAAGACTCAAAGAAAGGTGGGGCATCTTACTAAGATTGAGTCAGACGGGCAGATCACCCAAGAGATTGTTGATGAGACCTTCAAGATCACAGAGAAGGGTGTGTATGATACAACTCTGTTTAAGAATAAGACTAAGGAGAACCTACTTGAAGGGGAGCATATAGATTGGTTTTGGATCAATGAAGTTTGGGGTGGTGTTAAACTTGGTCCAAACTTGCCTGCATTCTGGAGATCTAGCATGACAGCTGATAATATTAATCCTATTTATTTAGGGATTAATAGAAGTAAGCCCGGAAGAATACCATTCCAGTTTAAAGGCAATGAGACTTTGTATGGTTGTAAATTACCTGTAGAGGGTAGAGTATTCTCTGATCGTAACACTAGATCCACTTCTTTAGTAGATCTGATGAAAGCATATCAGGTTGGATACAATATGGTCAATAATCAGATTGCTGACATCTTAGTAGATGAGCTTGGTACTGTTATTATGTTTGACCAGAATGCTTTACCAAGACACTCAATGGGTGAAGACTGGGGTAAGGGCAACTATGCTAAGGCATATGTAGCAATGAAGGATTTTCAGATGTTACCTCTTGATACATCTATTACTAACACAGAGAATGCTACAAACTTTAATCACTACCAGACTCTAAATATGGAGCAGAGTGGTAGATTGATGTCTAGGATTCAGTTGGCTAACTATTTTAAACAGCAATGTTTTGATGCTATTGGTATTAATCCGCAGCGGTTGGGTGCGCCAATGGGACAGGAAACTGCTACCGGTGTGGTACAAGCATTGAATCAATCTTATGCTCAAACTGAAACGTATTTTACACAGCATTCTGATAATTTAATGCCAAGAGTGCACCAGATGCGCACCGATCTTGCGCAGTTTTATCATAGCTCAAATCCTAGTTTAAGATTATCTTACATCTCCTCTGAGGCAGAGAAGGTAAACTTTGTTATTAACGGTACAGATCTATTGCTCAGGGATTTTAATATTTTCTGTACTACCAAGACTAATCATAGAGCAATCTTAGAGCAGCTAAAGCAGTTAGCTGTTACAAACAATACTAGTGGAGCTAGTATTTATGATCTTGGAAATATTATCAAAGCAGATAGTATTGCAGAAGTTTCTGATATTCTTAAGGATGCAGAGGCTAAGCAGCTTGCAATGAAGCAGCAGGAAATGCAGCAGCAACAGCAGATGCAACAAGAGCAGATTGCAGCTAGGCAGCAAGAAGAGCAGATGAAGTTGCAGTTTGAAGCTTCTGAAAATGAGAAGGAAAGGCAGAAAGATATTACAGTAGCTGAAATCAGATCTGCTGGTTACGGAGCTAGTCAAGATATTAATCAGAATTTACAATCTGACTTCCAAGATCAGATGGAAAACATGAGGCAGAGAGCTGAGTATAGGGAGCAGATGGACTTTAAGAGACAAGAATCAGCAATCAGAAACTCTCAGAATTCTGAGAAGATGAATATTGAGCGCGAGAAGCTGGCAACGCAGAGAGATATTGCTGATAAAAATCTACAGATAGCCAGAGAGAATAAGAATAAATATGATGTCCAGTCTGACAGAGATAAGAGACAAAAGGACTAATAGGAAAAATTGTTCTTAGCGTTAGCTATATACTGCAAGAAATTAGCAACAGCCGTAAAATATTTAAAGTTTATTCCTACATATATTTGTATATTATATATATAGATAAGTAATTAACTATAAAACCAACAAAAATGAGTGAGTCAAATAAGACAATGGACAGTACAGTAGAAACAGTAAATATAGATTTAGACGAGATCTTTGATGGTGCAGCTACCGCAGAGGGTGTGACTGTACCTAATGAAGGTTCTAAGTCTACTCCTAATATTTTTACAGCTGGAGGTCCTAAGGTAGATATGTCATTTGCAGAACCTGCTGATGATACAACTGACCTAAACGAAGAAGTAGAAGAAACTTCTGAGGTTGAAGAAACCAAAGAGCCTGAGGCTGAAAAGAAAGAAGACGGTGGTGAACTTCTTGATACTTTAGTTGAAGAGGATAATAATGAGGAGGAGACGGAGGTTGAAGAAACTAAGCAAACTAGAGGTAGAAAGAAAATTGAGGGGATTAGTGATGTATTTAACAAGCTTATCAAAGATGATAAGATTGTTCCTTTTGATGATGACAAGCCTTTGGATGAGTATTCAGCCAAAGACTGGGAAGAGCTTATTGAGGCAAACCTTGAAGAAAGGGCTAATCAAGTTAGACAAGAGACTCCTAAACAGTTTTTTGCAAGTCTCCCTGAGGAATTACAGATTGCTGCAAGATATGTGGCTGAGGGTGGTAATGATCTTAAAGGTTTATTCCAGACT